AGTACTTCCACATAAATTAAGAGAATGAATGCTGTTGAACCGAAAACGATTCCACTGATTAGAGGAATCATTTTTTTGCTCCACAGTGACCTATTGAGCAGAGAGCAGCTTTATGTTGTCTCTCTTCTTTTTGCTTTTGTAGTTTGATAAGTTGTAGAACATTAAGTTTCTGCATTACTTACCTCCCACCATAGCGGTCTTGTGACCTTGCTCATTAACATAGAACTTTACACCACGGTAAACTTCTACATGAGCGGGAGGTTGAGCTGCCTGGTTAGGACGGCTCTCGGTGTTGTAGGTAACACCACGATAAGTAACTTGAGACATGAGAATACTCCAAAGAAATGAGATTGGTTAAATCCCGTTCCTTCGGGCGGCGTTTGCGTCGGTTTCCCGATGAACGATCCGTTCCGCGTCGTCCTACTTGCGTCCTATTCTTTTACCTCTGGGAAGCAGGCAGGATCAGTTCCTTCTGCATATCTAGCGATGAATTCTATTTTCTCCCATACAGAAAGAACTTCAGAATTCATAGTCCTCTCAGATAACCATTCAAACTGCTCACAAGTGAGAAGTAGTTTTGGTTCTGGTTGGGCAAGTGCTAGCAGTAGAGGTAATATCATAGGATGAACGTAAGGGTATTATACCCCTGGTGCAAGTATTTATCAAGTAAGTTTTGTAAAATGTGATACAAAACCTTACAGAACAAAAATTTTGCCGGGTTTTTTTCCGACGATATGGGAAATCACTTTCGCTTTTTGGAATCGGGTGCTTTATATCCCCACATCTTAGGGCTGACTGTACCCTCAGTCCATTTCATTCCTCTAAAGTCACGGTACTTATCCCAATATTGATCAAAGATATCACACTGAAGTCCTTGAACAATGTCGTGCTTTTGTTCGTCATTATCACCATAAGTTACCAGATAAGAGTCCCGTGGGAGACTCCTATCATTAGCAGCAGATGGATCACAATTTACATGAATAATGTTGATGCCCTTCCCCATTACGAACGGTTACCCCATTGAATATCAGGATATGCCTCAGCGACAACATCCTGAGTGATCTTGTATTTGTCGGATAGTTTCTTATCCTTTACAAGACAAATAATCTCTGCTTCAAGTGGGTGTAGACCTTGGAGAAGGTTGATGAACATGCTTTCTTTACGCATCTTGTTCATACCATCATTTCCACCCTTAACAAAGAAGTAGAAGTTCTTTGCCTCTTTACGAATAGTAGTCCTACCCTGCTGGTCAGTTACTCCCATGGAGAACGAACCAGTCTCATACATTCTACGTGTTTCTTCCGTGATTCGGGTAGAAAGTGTACCAGAGTTTACAGTTTGTTCATCATAAGAAGAGTATGGAACATCTCCTTCTGGGAGAACGCTCACAACACTCTCATCAAAGTTCCAAACGAAGAGGATCTTAAGAGACATATCCTCATACTTCTTAAGAACTTCGACTTTCTTTGCTTTGCTTCGTTGCTTAGAAACAAGTTCAAGAACCTCAAAAGCCAAGGGGTTCTTAGGAAGTTCCAGTGAAGTGGAAACCTTTACCGTCCTTGGCTTCTTGGTGGTATCACTCGTCGATGTCTTCTTCGTCGTTGCTTTCGTAGTCATGATAGTTTTCAAAGTTAAATGCGATCACCTCATCTGGAATCAGGTTACCCTGGTTGTCGAACATTTCGGGGTGAGGTCTTGGAATCTCCCGATAGTTCATCATGTATTCTCTTGCTACCCAACCACCTATAAGTCCCACAATAAGAAACAATACGGTCATGAATGAACCAAAAACTAGACTAACTGCTAACATTTCTTTTGCCTCGGGAAACTACTATTCTCTTCCTTGACTTTAAGGAAAATTCAAAATAGATGGTAACTTCCCTGTTAAGAAAGCAAACCATCTTCTCAAAGATGATGTGGAATGGGTGTGTTTGCTTTCTCTTACCTCCATTAAGCAGTAAATCAACGCCACGGTTTACGCGACTCTTGCTTTTATTTATGTTAGGACTTGATGACTTGTTGTTCCTTGAGGAATCTGATTGTGTCAACTGAACCTCCTAACTTTTTACCATCACAAACAACCTGTGGAAAGGTTGAACCTTGACCAAATTCAGAGTAAAACTCCTCTCTAGTAAAGTCCTCATCTAGAGTATACACGACAAACTGTGAACCTGTCAACTCTAGAACTTGTTTTACCTTGACGCAATAGGGACAACTGTCCTTGGAATAAACTGTAAAATTCATTAGTCGAAAAAGAAAATGTGGAAAAGTCTTGAGTCTTCTTTGGTCTGACCAAAGTATTTTGATGCTGCGTGAATATTTTGAGCATCAAAGATGATTAGTCTGTTGAACACATTACCAATAGAGTCAACTAGTTCAAACTTGGTTTCATCGTAAAAACCACCAGCAAACACATCATCTGTAAAGTTGGGGTCACTGGTTCTCCTAGCACCATTCTTACTAGCGTAGAGAGAAGTTCCCGTACAATACGGAGCATCTGGGTTGAGATATATCATAGCCGCCCAGGTTTGACCATCATTATGATAAACAAGAGGGTCTTGTGAAGTACAGTATTGGAAACGACCACACATTCCATGAGACTCCCACTCACGGATCTTGATACCCATGATTCTCTCAAATGCTTCCTTTGTCCCAGGAACAAAGTATTGGTTAATACTGCGACTACCTTTAAAATACTCAATCTCAGGTTTGAACTCTTGCTTGAGAGCATACTCCCTGACGGCATATGGGTCGGAATAGAAGTTATCCACGACCCACACGGTTTTATTAGGTTGTCTGTTAATGGTTGATGGAACTATTTTTATCATCGTACCTCCATATCCCAGGATGTAACCATTCGGAGTTTATTGGTCTTCATACCATCAGCATAATGTAGCATAGCACTTGGCCAAATATATATCACACCTGGTTTGGGATCTGGGAGAATACCTAACTGAGTCTTATCATCAACTGGGTCATTCCAAGGTCCAATAAACTTGGTTGGTTCATGAACCTTTGGGTCATACTCAAGATAAAGAATACCAGTATAACCAGTTGAACTATGGTTATGTGGGCAGTGGTTCTCACTCTTCTTTGTATACTTGAGAGTCCAGATATCCTTGACTTTCAGATACTGAAGTTGAGCATCTTCCTTGAACTGGTCCAATTCCTCCGAGAAGATACCCTCAAAGTCAAGGGCGTATCTGTTCTTTTCAGAATGCCTATCAGTCTGAAAGTCATTCAACCCATAATAGTCAAACTTACTCCTATTGATTCTGGAAAGAAGTGCTTGCTTCTTTCTGTCCCACTCATTCACCTCATAATAGAAGAGTGGAACATAAAACAATAGACTCATCATGATACTAAATCCATAGAGTTCCAAGAGATGTTACCAGAGATAGAAACTCTCTGCTCATCACATTCATAGAAAGGATAAACCTGGTGGCGCAACTGTGCTGGGAAAACAAGTATCCAACCTTCTTGGTAGTCCGCCATCTTGATACGATAGTCTTGGTGACCACCTAACATATCAGAATAAGTGAACTGAAAGTCTGATGCTGAGGGTGCGTTGGAGTTAGCACAAATGGGTAGAGCATGTTGGTCTTCCCATTTTGTAGGAATCTTCATCCAAACCACAAAGGAAACAAGACCACTATGGTTATGAATAGGGTTGAACTCATGCTTGTTCTGGAAGTTGACCCAGAAGCGATTCATCACAAGTGACTTGGACTTGATAGTATTGTTGTTTTGAACCCAAGTCACACTGTGAGCATGGTTCACATACAAGTCAGCAATAGGACCAACAACATACCTCATGAAGTAGTCATCTTCATCAACTAGAAGAAGACTTGTATCAATGTTACCAGCAAGACCTTCGTTATAGTTTACCTTTGCTTTATCTACATATCCCCAAAGACGATCCATGATATCTTGTGGAAGTTTCGTCTGATAGATGGGGATATTGGGTAGATGAAAGTGAGACCATTCAAGTTTTTTATCTTCGTTATCGGTCGTTTCCATGATGTACAAATGGTCCTTGTGCGTTTACATAATGTAGGAAGATTTGGTGATGGTAAGTATCATCTTCCTGTCTTCTGAGGGTCCTCCAGAGGTTCTGTACCTTATTGTACTTGGACTCTAGTGGGTCACGCCAGTGCTCTCGCTCACAACCCTTGTAGACGGCAGCATCACCATTCTTCATCAGAACATATGACTCAGAACCATCAGGTCGTTCGAACCAAATAGGCCAAGGTTTATCAGAGTTCGTGCTGATCTGAAGAGTCACACTCACTTCGCAAGCAGGTCGGTCACTGTGACGCTTCAGTTGCTGACCGACATAATAGAAACGGTCATAGAAGTAAGTAGGCAGCAAGTCCATTCCAAGACGCTTCTCTACTTCCTTACGGACAAGGTAGTGAAGTTGCTTATACATTGGAACATTGTAACGAGCCAGAGAACCATTCACTTGCTTTTCTTCTGGAACAAAGTTTACTTTGTCCTTACGAACATAGTTCATTTGACCAGTAAGACGCTTACCGTTCTCATCCAGAGGAGGAGCACAGTACATATTCTCTGGGTCAGCAACTAGTGCTGGAAGGAACAAGTATCCATTCTTTTCGAATGACTCGTTCTGGGACATGTTAGTGGTGGTTTGAGTAGCACATTTCTGATACCCATCCTCATAGACACCACCAGTTGATACATACTCCTTCTGTTTCATCACTTCCACCTCGGACCAACACACCAACCTACAAGACTCTTACGCAAACCAGACTTGACCTTACGGACACGGTGCTTGGTGCGTGAGTCAAAGACCATCAGAGTTCCACGCTGCTTGGGAGCAAAGTAAGTCTTACCGCCATTATCAAGGAACTGAACCTCACCACCAGTGTAGTCACTGGGGTCAGAGAGTTGTAGAGCAAACGACAGTTTCCTTACATACTCACCATTCAGAGTCACTTGGTCTTGACTCATGTTCGTTCCAGAACCAGGAGTCAGTTGTGGTTTATAGAAGGTATCAATATCTGCGTCTTGGTGCCAGTTATAAAACTGTCCTGGACCATACTGCGTATATTGAATACTACATCCATCAATGTCCGTGAGATCATAACAGAAGTTCTCGCGGTTCACCCTATCAATATAATACCACAACCAACCACCAATCCAGTTGGAAGTTGGAATCCACAGGTTCTTGCTATTACGAATGACCTTATCCACTTGTGCTCCCATAATCTGAGAGTCTTGAGCGTGCTCATCGTGCTTCTGGAGGTCTTTCTCAATAATTTCTACAATTTCAGTTGGCAACTCGGTCATGTGCCAACATGTTAAAAAAGCCATGTGAGAATAATATTTTTCATTTCCCATTATATATCATCAAATACCGATAGTCAATAAAAAACCCCTTGCGGGGTTAAGTTATGTTTATTTAAGAAACATTAAGGTTTCGTTACTCGGCAGGTGCTTCGGGAGTTTCTAATACCCATCCTTCTGTGTTATCTGCGACCCATGCCGACTCATCCCAACGATAGTATGAGCGTGCTTCTACTTGTGCTTCAGTAAGAGCAGGAGCAGCATGAGGGGGATCCCACATACCAGTCGTGGTATTCAGAGTGTGAGAGTTCATCAAATCTCCATCAGCATCTGAAGGTCTTGCGGGATGGAAGATATCATGCTCGGAGTTATAATACCATCCAATACCAGGATAGTTAGCACGGAAAGGTGTGCCACCATTTCTGTGAACTCCCTGAGAAGTATTGTATGAGCACTTCTTCCAGTTCTCATGACCATGGTGCTTGATCAAATGAGCAACACCAATGTCTTCTCTTTCGATACCACCACGAGTCATGGTGTCGATAGTGTCCATTGCGAGGACTGCTGTGACTACGTTATCGAGTCCTAGTTTAGCGAAATGAGCCATAGTTATAATACGGGTTCGGGTCCTTCGGGTTTAGGGTTATTTTCTTTAACTGCGTCGATAGCAGCAATCCAAGTACCATTATTTAGGTTACCTGATTTTAGATCATGGTAAAGCATATCCAACTGGTCTTTAATGTGTGGATACTCTTTCTCACGAGTTCTCTCATAGAGATAGTAGTTGTAAATGTCTACTTCTCTTACGATCTCTGCTTGAATCTCTTCCCAGGTTGGTGGTTCTCTGCCTTCATCATCTTCCCACCCAACAAAGGTGGTATTCGACAAGTCCCAACGGGCACCTGGACAAAGAGTGTTGATTGCGGTGTCTACACCAGGAACTGGGTATTCAATACCCTTAAACTTTCTGTACGCCATATAATCAAATAAGTGATATACGGTTTTATTTATTAGAATTTTATTGATAAAAGCATAGGATCATTTTTATCAGAATTCTTTAAAGAATAATCCATACCTTCTTTTGTAAATATATCAAATGCTAAACAATATCTTTTGTGTTCTACTACGGGACAGAAATGTTCCACCCAAGATGGAAAAAGTAAAAATGATCCCTCTGAGTTTGGTGAAAGATAATTTCCACAGTGAGTAGACCAATGTGGAATAAGATACTCTGTTGATGTTTGACTATCAGTCAACATCAAGTTTCCAGATAAAAATGTATTCTCATGATACGAATGTGAATGTAATGGTAAAGATTCTCCTCCGCTTAAAATACACATCCACCCACGAATATAAAGGTTATCAAAATGAGGATATTCTAGTGTAGAGATATACTTTGAATAATTATTTTTTATCAGGTCAAGTAACTCATCTATAAATGTAAATTTATCGTTCCAGGAGAATAAATTATACGTCATCCATGTAAAATATTTTTCTCCCAAATTATACTCATACTCTATTTCCCTTACTTCAGATAATATCTTTGAGGTAAGTTTTGTTGGAAAAATAGATGTCCACATCGGAACATCAAATTCTGGAGCAAAAGGGGTATTTGTTTTTAAATTTTTCCACCTGATAAGTTGATGTGTTTTACCACATACCCTTACGGGACATTCCATAATATTCATATAAATTAAACTTACAAAGATGGTACAGCAATAATAACAACTCCAGATCCACCAGCACCACTCATAGCTCCGCCACCACCACCACTATTTGCTGTTCCATTGGTTCCTGCTGGGGTTCCTTCATTTGTTGGAGAATTTCCACCATTTCCACCACCACCAGCTCCACCACCGGCAGTATATCCACCACCACCGCCACCATAATATACATTACTACCAGTAATAGATGATAGAGTTCCAGCACCACCAGAGTTACTACCATCACTAGCTGCATTATTTCCACCAACAGCAGAAGTTCCACCACCACCGCCACCAGTGTCTCCTGTAGGAGATCCTGATCTATTACCTCCACCACCACGATATCCTTCTACTGGAGAGTAACCACCAGAATTACCATTTCCCCAATTACTTTGAACGTTGGGGAAAGGGAGGTTATTATTCCCAGCTCCCCCACCTCCACAACCACCAGGTCCACCACTTCCATTAACACCGGTTCCACCATATCCACCGCCACTAGAGGATACTGTGGAGAATGTTGAGTTAGTTCCGTTAGTTCTGCTAGGACCGCCAGGACCACCACCACCGACTGTTACAGGATATGGTCCAGGACTCACGGCCATGGTTCCTGATCTAAGACCACCGGCTCCTCCGGCACCACCATAACCAGGTCCTCCAGCACCTCCTCCACCAGCAACTACAAGGTACTCAATATCACCACTACCAGATGTTACGTTAAAAGTTCCTGGTGAAGTAAATGTATGAACAACATATCCACTTCTTGATGTTGAACTTGTTGTCCCACCAGTAGCACTGAATGCACCTCTAACGGTGAACCAACCAGTCCCATTATATGCTTCAATAGAAGTGTTTGTTGAGTTATAAATTACAGTCCCAGCAGAAACACTAGTCAGGGCATCTCTTTGTGTTGTAGTTAAAGAACCGAGAGCAACTCCATTCGCTAGAAGAATAGACATATTTTATTAGACACTACCTTTCAGGTATTTATAATTCTCACTCGCAACTTGGTGTAGAAGTTTCCCGTATCCACCACCATCAATGTAGAAGTTACTATTAACCAGGAAATAAAACTCTGGGAATGGTAGTTTACGCTCTGGGTCAACAAGCATCTCAGTGAAAGTCAGCATCGATTCATAGTCTCCCAGTTCACGATAGCACTCAGCAAGTCCTACAATGTGCTCATTTCTTCGTGGGCAGAAAGGACCAGCACGGAGACAAGAGTCGATAGCATTCTCATACTCGCCAAGGAAACGATACATCTCACCGATAGCAAACAAGGTGAAGTATCCCATTTCCCATATCTGCCCAGTGTGTCCTATCTCATCATAGTTACAAACATAATTCAGATATTCTTTGTAATAGAAAATAGCACGGCGAGCATACTCTTTCTGTTGAAGTTCTCCCAAAGGGAATGCTTCACAACGACAAGCATCATGATAACTCTTACCAATGTACCAGAAGTGATAAGTATCAGTCAGCATCGTACCTTCACGGATATGCTGTTCTTCTAGTTTCAGAGCATCACTCACATACTTGGTGGGGACAGTATAACTCTCACCATCGTTAGTTCCTACCTGGCGGAAAGACCGTGGAAGGTTGAAGCGTTGGAACTCTTCACCAACACCAGGAAGATCACAGACAATACATTCATGTGCTACATCATGCTTGAAGTGCCAGGGTAGTCTTGCGTTCCACATCCAGGCACGATAGTAGACACAACCAGGGTTGGTTGCTGTGATATGAAAACTCTGGATACTCTTATCATTCAACAGAGACCAGTCAAAGTCATCATCAACCTCAAGATATTCATCACAGTCCATCTTGAGAATCCAGTCACAACCATGGTCAGTCTTAAGACAGGTCTGTAACAGGTGGTCACGGTTCCAACCAAAACCAACCCAACCTTCTTCTACATTGTAAATGAAACCAGGGATATCTTTATCCTTGAAGAACTCATGAACAACCTCAGGAGTTCCATCAGTAGAACCATTATCCTGAAGAATCCAATAGTCGATATGTTGATAACAAGACTCAAGCATTCGTCCAATGGTAGTGGACTCATTCTTGAACATTGAAATCATTACGATTTTCGCTTGCTTTTCCATAATACTCTTTGTTGGATAAGGTCCAATACTTCTTGGTTGTTCTCTTGGTCTTCTGTTGGAGCGTATAGAGCTCTCTTTCTTGGGTCTATATCTTCTGGTGGGTCAGTCATATAGTAGACCGCCAGACTTTTTCTGTAGACACCTTCTGGGCAGTTTAGTGGTTGTGGTAGTCCGTGCCATGAGTTCTGAGTCGTATCAAATAAAACAGCACGGTTGAAGACATTATCTATAGTCTTCTCTTTCTTTAGTGGTCTGTTTGTCTTTTTGTTATGAGACCACAATTCCAGACCACCACCCCACTCAGGTTTCCAACCTTCTGTGAGATATACAATAAGATTTAGTTTCCTTTGTAGACCCGTCTTTGGGTGTATCGAATAGTCTAGGTGAATGTTTAGTTTACCACCTCTAGGATGAATATGCCATCCTCCACCATGAAGACCGATGTCTGGATATAAGTATTCAATACCAGTCTTCTCAGTCAATACTTCAAGGAACTCATTAGAGTTCAACATGGTTAGAGTTTTATAAGTTTCTGGAGGAAACTCATACCAGTTATTGATACTCTTCTTCTTTTCTAATGGGTTATTGTAAAGATACCAGGATGGGTCATCATAATCAGGAAACTCCTGAGAGAGTTTTTGTGCTTTCTCAGGAGGGAAGAAGTCATCAATGACTAGATGGTCATAAGGGAAATACTCCATCAGATACCAAGAACACCAGGCAGTCGCTCTTCGTCCTTGATAGCAGTCAACCAGGCAGTCACCACAGGGATATGAGGAGCCATTTCCCAGGTGTCCAGTCGATAAGTCTGGAAGCGAATATCGCTATTGCGAATAAAGATTGCCTTGTCCTTATTAGTGTAGTACCAGAAACTATGTTCGTTCCAGAAACTTACATGAGTTGGGTCTTGCCAGGCACCACGACCATCAGTAGAAGGCACCTCAATCATCGCCCAACCACCATGGGCAAGAACACGGTGGATCTCCCTCATCGACTTGATAGGGTCTCTCAGGTGCTCAAGAACATGACTTGCGTTGATAACACCAACACTATTATCAGGTAGAGGAATACCTTCATTCAGGTCACAAGTAATATCACCACCTTCCTGGTCAACAGTCAAGTATCCTGCTCTAGGATACAAACCACCACCAATATCAACCTTCAGCAGACCTCGGTCATCAGCATCCTTTTCTGCGAGTTGATAAGCATACTCCTTATAAAGGTCAACAGTCTTGGTCTGAATATCAGCGTTCCGTTGTAGATAAGTGTTCTCACCATAAACCCTGTAGATATACAGAGGTTTCTTGATATGATACATCTTGGTCTTGAGGTATGTGCGAATCATCAGTTCGTGATCATCACAGATACTCAGGTCAACATTATGACCACCAATTTCTTCATACACATTCTTGCGCCAAGACCGCACATGGTCAGGAGCATACCAGATATAAGCAAGCGACTGACTAGTAGGACGCCAAGAGTTCATTACATACAGGTTCTTACCACGGAACTTGTAGAAGTAGTAAGACCAACCGTGCTGCTCATTGTATGGAACAAAGTTATCATCATACACAGCAACATCACTGAACACAAAACCAACACTCTCGTCTTGATATGCCTTGTTCAGTTCTTCCAGACAGTCTGGAGTGAGCATATCATCATGGTCAACTTCCACGACAACATCACCAGACCCAAGGTGAAATGCCTTGTTCTTATGGAACCCAACATTAGGGTTCTTCTCATTACATTCGTAGATCTTTACTCTCTCATCATTCTCAATTTCAGTAGAGAGTTTGCTACGCTTGAACTTACCATTCAACCACAAGACCCACTCCCAGTTCTCATAAGTCTGAGCACACAGACTTTCGTAGAGTTCTTGGAGATAGGGAGTGTTCTTGTGGGATGGCGAAATAATGCTGAACTTATAATCCATTCAAGTCAAGATGATATAGAAGTATTATACCTTATGTAGGTGGTTGAGTCAATTATTCAAGAGTTTTAAGTTCCCAACCAGTGGTATTGTCTGCCTGGTAAGCATCTTCATTCCAAACGTATTCTTTTCCATCAAGATATTCTTGATCAGTCTCTTGTGGTCGTTCTATTGGTGGTTCCCAATGACCAGTTGTAGTATTTAATGTCCAAGAATTATGTGGTGATGGTGGATGAAAAATATCATGTATAGAATTATAGTACCAACCGACATGTGGACAATTAGCTCTGAATGGAGTTCTTCCTTCTTTATGAACACCACCACTTGTCCACATAGAACCTTTCTTCCATGTTCTATGACCAGTAGATTCTATTAGGAAATTTACACCAATGTCTTCTCTTTCAATTCCACCAGGAGTCATGCAGTTAATATTATCAACTGCAACAACCTCTTCAACTATGTTATCCAATCCAATTCTTGCAAAAATAGCCATTTTTTAAATACCTCCTTAAGTCCCTGGATATGCAACAATAACTATACCTGATCCGCCAGCACCACCATCGCCATTTCCATAACTAGACCATCCTGCCGCTGCTCCTCCTCCACCACCACTATTTGCTCCACCAGCACCACCATCACCAGAACCAGTAGGAGTACCAGACCCTCCAGTACTTCCATTATTATACCCTGGTCCACCTGATCCGCCAGTTCCTCCGCTATTATTTCCTGTAGCAGCGCCACCACCGCCACCACCTGGACCACCATTTCCACCAGTAGCACTGTTAGTAGCATTTTCTGGATTAGCGGAACCACCTCCACCACCAGCAAAAATATTAGTTGTACCAGTAATACTATATTGTAGTCCAGGTCCACCATTTCCACCAGTATGTCCAGATGGTTCTGGAGCAGTATCACCATTACTACCTTGCCCGCCAGCGCCGCCGCCACCAGCGCCACTTGACCTGTTGGTTACAGTTCCACCAGGATGTCCCCAACCATTTGATGGAGAAACACTACCATTTGTTCCACCAGTAGCACCAGTTGCTTGACCAGCAGGTCCAGGACCGTTTGAGTGCCCATTTCCTCCACCAGAACCACCGGGGTTTCCTTGGTCACCTGGTGAAACAGGGTGTCCACCACCTCCACCACCACCAGGAGCGGTAAAACCAAACCCACTTGATGGATTTCCATTTACTTCACTTCCCGATGTTGGTGCAGGAGCAGGATTTGGAGCAGCACCACCAACGGTTATTGGATATGAACCGGGTGAAAGAGGAATTCCAGTTTGGTATATCAAAGCACCTGCACCACCGGCACCAGCGTGTCTAGAAGCTCCACCAGCACCACCACCTCCAACGATTAAAACTTCGGCAGAAAGTTCTCCTGAAGTAACAGTAAAAGTTCCGCTTCCAGTGAATGTATGAACTGTCCACCCACTTCTTGTAGTTCCTATATCTTTCGTTCCACCGGTAGCGACGAATGGAATATTTGATAAGTTATCCCATGTAGTTCCATTATATGCCTGTACGGATTTTAATGTACTATTATAAATCACAGAACCAGCAGAGACCCCAGTCAAATCATCTCTTTGTGTTGAGGTAAAAGCACCTAAACCTAGTTGATGTTGTGATCCTAAAGTTAGTTTGTTTCCAGAAGCACTAAAAGTTAGACCAGCATCACCACCAGTGGAACCACCATCGTTAAACAATACTTGAGTATTAGAACCTCCAGTAGGTCCTGTAGCACCCTGAACGCCTTGTGCTCCAGTAGCACCCTGTCTACCTTGAGCACCCTGTGCTCCCACTGCTCCTTGAGCACCTACTGCTCCCTGAGCACCAGCAGCACCTTGAGCACCTACGGTTCCTTGTACACCTTGATTTCCTTGGGCACCAGCAGCACCCTGTGCTCCTACGGCACCTTGACGACCTTGGTTTCCTTGAGCACCAGCGGCACCTTGAGCACCTACATCGCCCTGAGCACCAGCATCACCTTGTGCTCCTACAGCACCTTGACGACCTTGAGCACCTTGAACTCCTTGTGCTCCGGTTGAACCACCAGAACCAGTATCTCCCTGAGCACCAACGGAACCTTGAGCGCCGACAGCACCTTGAGCTCCGACGGCACCTTGTGCTCCTACAGCACCTTGTGCTCCTACGGCACCTTGAGCACCAACGGCACCTTGTACACCTTGAGCACCTGTAGTTCCTTGAACACCTTGGGCACCCTGAGCGCCAGCGGCACCTTGGGTTCCAGGTGTTCCCTGTCTAACCCAAGATGTTCCGTTCCATATCCATCTGGAATTACCAGAGACAAAAATATCGTTTACTGATGGGCTATCTGGAAAGTTTAGAGCCATTATCTAATAACTATATTCCTTTCAAGTTATTTATCTCTTCTTTAAGGGAAGAAACTTCTGCTCTAAGTTCTTTGACTGCTTCAATAAGAACGGCAGTCAAGTTTCCATAAGCAACTGACTTTGGATCATCACCAATAACAAGTTCAGGTAGAACCTCTTCAACTTCTTGTGCGATAACACCGATGGAGTGTGTTCCACCTTCAATGTAGTCAAACTCAACGCCACGCAACTTACAGACTTTCTCAAGAGCATTTGTGATAGTTGTGATATTTGCTTTCAGTTTTTCATCAGAGTTTGATGTGACTGTACCACCACAAGTTAAGTTAGTTCCATCAAAAGTAAGGTTTGCTGAACCAGCAGTAGAACCACTACTATTATAAAGAACTTGAGTATTAGAACCACCGATAGGACCAGTAGCACCTTGAACACCTTGGTTTCCTTGAGCACCTACGGCACCCTGACGACCTTGAGCACCCTGAGCACCAACAGCACCCTGTACGCCTTGAGCGCCTTGAGCACCTTGTGAACCCTGGGCACCTACAGCGCCTTGTGCTCCATCAGCACCCTGAGCACCTACCGCACCTTGAGCACCGACAGCACCTTGTACACCTTGAGCGCCTTGTGCTCCGACAGCACCCTGTACACCCTGGGCACCCTGGGCACCTTCAATAGCATTACTTGCGGTTACCCACTGGTTTGTATCAGTATCAACATAATAAACATGAAGGTTACCTGACTCAGAATCCCACCAGAGGTCACCAGCAGAAGGTGATGATGGAGTTTGAGTAGAAATAGCAACTAGACTATCACCACCGTTAGCAGAAACCCACTGTGAACTGGAACCATCATTATAGTAAACCTTCAGGTCAGCAGTATCACTCTCGAACCAGAGGTCACCATCACTAGGACTTGAAGGAGCATCATCAGAAACAGTAACAGAAGCACTGCTGCTTGAGATACTAATATCAATAGTATTGGTAGCAGCATCATATAAGAAAGTATTTCCAGCACCAACAAAGTTCAGAGTGCTGATAGGACCACTAGCAACACTGGTTCCAGCAGAACTGATACCAAGGTTGAAACCACCAGTAGCAGTGATGATACCAGCAACATTCAGGTTGCTTCCATCAAAGGTAAAGTTGGAAGAACCAGCAGGACTATTACCAGAGTTCTTATAAACAACTTGGTTAGCAGAACCTGCTACAGGACCAGTAGCACCTTGAACACCCTGGGATCCTTGAGCACCAACTGCGCCTTGACGACCTTGTGAACCCTGTGCTCCGACAGCACCTTGGGCACCAACTTCACCCTGTACACCTTGAGCTCCTTGTGCTCCTACAGAACCTTGAACGCCTTGTGCTCCCTGTACGCCTTGAGCACCTTGTACACCCTGAGCACCCTGGGCACCTGCGTCTCCCTTATCACCAGTTCTAGCGAAGGTAATGATAACGTCTTCGCTGTTGCTGAAGGAAGAAGCACTACCAGATACATAACCACAACTGACTGTGAAGTATCCAGTGTTCTCAGTCAGACTGGAGATAGTGAACAGAGCGAAGTCATCAGCATTCAGTCTATTAGAAATTCTAAAGTGACCCTTGATAGTAGAGGTAGAGTCATCAATAGTTCTCAGGAACGACTGAATATCAGTAGAGTTATCATCAGTATCGTCAATGTACATTGCTGTAGCAGACGAGACTGTAGCATTATTGAGTTTTAGTGTGCCTGCTCCTGGGTCACTAGCAGTAGTGTTTGTGGAGAAAGTATAATCAAATGTAGCGCCACCGAAGTTACCATCAGCACCTTGAGCACCTACAGAACCTTGGACACCTTGATAACCTTGAGCACCCTGAACTCCTTGTGCTCCCTGTACACCCTGAGCCCCTTGGGCACCGACAGCACCCTGTCTTCCCTGAGCACCTTGTGCTCCTACTTCGCCTTGGACACCTTGAGCACCTTGAGCACCAACTGCGCCTTGGGCACCTACGGCACCTTGACGACCTTGGGCACCCTGTGCTCCGTCAACACCGTTAGTACCTTGAACACCCTGGGCACCTTGAGCACCTACGGCACCTTGGACACCTTGAGCACCCTGAACACCCTGAGCACCTTGAGCGCCAGAGTTACCAGTCCAGTTACCACCACTATCAATGACTTCTGTAGAACCAATATAAAGTGCCGATACTGTACCGATACCACTGGAGTTGACTTGTAGAACGTCAAGACCAGTTGTATGAAGACTTTGAGTATGGAACTGAAGACCTTGTGTGTGACCTAAGGTAAGTGCCGTTCCAACATTTACAGTATTATTAGAACCATCAAGGGTAACAGAAGAACTACCAACGGTAAGAACACCAGTAACCCTAGCATTACCATCAACAACCAAAGCATCAGAAGCAGTGGTGGTTCCAATACCAACATTACCTAGAGTATGAATACCAGTTGAGTTTGATATCCATCTCTGGATACCACTCAGTAAACCAGAGTTAGCATCAACCCACTGGGCACTATCAGTATCTTCATAATATATTTTTAGAATACCAGTGTCGCTCTCCCACCAGAGGTCGCCTGAATTTGGTGAGGATGGAGCATCATCACTAATAGTAACAGTCTCAGAACCACCAGCAGTCTCAACCCACTGGTTACTATCACCATCAGCATAGTAAATGTACAGTTCACCTACATCACTATCCCACCAGAGGTCACCAGCAGTGGGTGAGGATGGAGCATCTGTAGAGATAGAAACATTGGAACCGCCACCAGATCCTGACTGGTCAGCAAAACTTAGATTACCAGATCCATCAGAGACAAGAACTTGATTCGCACTTCCATCTGCGGTAGGGAAAGTATATGCACCATTGAAAACAATAGCACCATCTTTATCAATACCAAATCTATTTGCTTCGTTACCGTCTTTATCTCTTGTCCTCAGGTTAATAATACCAGCATCCTGGTCGGTACTATCAACATCCATCTGGAGAGAATGATAGATTGGATCACTACCACCATCTCTACCGTGAACATTTAATCTGAAAAGATAATCGCCCGTTTGAACATCAGCAGGAGAAGCAATAGTTCCCCTTCTTCTGTATATTCTTACGTCAGGAGCATCAGTACTATCATTATACTGCTCCATTCTAATCTGAGCAGTCTGAGCACCCTCACCAGTCATGTGAAGGGTTACATCAGGACTGGTCTGATTTATACCAACATACTTATTACTATTATCAATAGTAAGAACACTCGTGGATGTTACGGTTTGTCCCGAACCAACAATTAGAAGTTCGTTTTGACTTCCAAGACTAGTAAGAGATAATCCGTCACCATAAAAGTTATAAGCAGTAACAACACCAGCAGCAAGGACAGCAGTATTGTTAGAACCTACCGCTGTAGTAACATCGTCTGTACCGATACCAACATTACCAACGGTAAAGTTAATATCGTATGCTAATGAACCGACACCGACATTAAATGGGTTAACACATATAACAGTGGTTCCAATACCTACCCCATTCGGGTCTTGTTCTAGGTAAAGTTTACCATCGTTTGTGTTTATTGCGAGTTCTCCCAACGCCAACTGATCGGTCGTGGGAACCTTATTAGGCGTTGCTGAACGCCTAATATAAATCTTAGGATCTGCCATTATGTGTGTCGGTATATACCTGGTTTAAGGCAATATATATTGCCTTTTCATCTATTTATTATGAGCAATTATTCCTTCTTGGACGATAGGCAAATAGGTTAGTTGGAGGGTCTGGTTTCATCCATTCTTGTATTTTTTCATACCTCTGAATACTAAAAAACTCCTGGGAAAGATACCAATCTTCCCAAGGAGTATGACCTTTATCTTGATTACAATCGTGGCAGCAGCATACAACATTTTTAGTGTAGTCTGCTCCACCTTTTGAGCGAGGAACAATGTGGTCTAGTGTAAGTCCATCATCAGACCCACAGTAGGCGCACTTATGATCCCATTCTTCCTTTATCTTCTTCCTCCATATTCTCTTTGCTTCTGCTGAACTCGTTGTCTGGAGGTTGAAGACATAGGCTTGAGGGGAGTTATAAAGGGGCATAAAATGCTTGCCGTTTTAACTATTTATTTGTTGGAACCCTCACATTTCTTTTTACATGCTCCCCGTGCATATGCTCTAGCAAGACTATCTACATGGGAGCAAGGTTTGCCCTGTTCACCACAGTAGGGACATTTAGCATCTTTAGAGTCATTAGGATACGAAAACTTCGGCATAACCTTCTCTGAGTTCTAGTTGTTGCTGAGCATCTTCTAACTTATTTTTAGCAGAAGGAAGACCTTGTTGCCCAGAAAGTTGCTTACCTGATGAAACATCAATAATATCACCAGGGAAAGGAGTGAACTGATAATAATGACCATCACCCTTCATGGCGACAAGAGTGGTTGCGTCTTGTAGAGAACCACAGTCAGCAATCTTCTTACCACTAGGTTGAAATACAGAATAAAAACCGTTCATTTCTTTTCGTATGGGTGTGCTTGCTTCAACTCAGGGTTTGGTTCTGAGGGAACAACTGGACTGCGAGTAGCATTTTCAATCACGATGAAAGCATCATTCTGATAAGAAACCGTTCCAAAAGGTTTTGCCCACTTGGGGTTAGCACCTTCTGCCTGATGAATACCACTATGGGCAACACCACCAATCTTCACACGGAGTTCGTCACCAGCGTCCCAGTTTAGTTTCTCCAGAGCAACAGCAAGTTGCCCTAGCATATCAGCGGTTGCGTAGTTCTTCTTCTCCATCACATTTTCTTCTGGTTCCAGGTTTCCGATCATCTCTTTTCAGGTAATAAAGGTTTGGCCAAGTATCCATTATTATAGCACGAAGTTTGTCTGGAGTCTCAGAACTAATCATTCCCCTGAACAGAGTCCCAGTCTTTTTGGAATTGCTCAAGACCCTTGTCGGTCAGAACATTCTTGTACATTGCCCAGAATACAGTTGGAGGAATGGTGACGATATCTGTCCCATACTTAAATGCTTGCTCTACTTGACGAACATCGCGGATAGAAGCACCAAGAATTTGAGTAGTAGTAAAACGACCACCACCAGTATAGACTTCACGGATATCTTTGATGAGTTGAATACCATCAATGGAGTTATCCATCCAGCGTCCAACGAAAGGAGAAACAAACGCTGCTCCTGCCTTCTCAGCAAGGATTGCTTGAGCAACGGAGAAGATAAGAGTTACATTGACTTTATAGTTGGTTGCGGCAAGAGCAGTACAAGCCTTAAGTCCTTCAACAGTACAAGGAACTTTAATAGTCACATTCCAGAGACCATTGAATGCTTGTGCCTGGTCCACCATTTCTTCAGCAGTGTCGGCAACGACTTCTGCGGAGATAGACTGTAGGTTAGGAAAATCTACAGACATCTCTTTGATAACTTCAATAGGGTCACGACCACTCTTTTTAATAAGAGTTGGGTTTGTCGTAACACCATTGATAAGTCCAGTCTGATATGCTGGACGAATCATATCAACTTCAGCGGTGTCTAGAAAGATTTTCATTAATTTGGAAAGTAAATCAAGGACAATGTAAACACAACAAAGATGATGACTGTGAATATCATTAAACCTACACCCGCCCAAGGAACCCAGTCGGGCATAGGTTCGTAGTTGTGATTATGAGACATAAGTAGTGTAACATCTACTGGACTATAAATCAAGTCCTCTATTATCTAGGGGGTTTCTTTTTCCAAGGGAATAGTTCTGATGGGTTTGTTAGGAATTGCTGATGGACCATTTCCCCAAGTTCATCAGCACACTTACACCATTCTTTTCTTAGTTCTTTTGCTGCTGGGTCTTTATTAGAAAGCAACTCAAACCATTCTCGCCAGAGGGCAGCACACTCATCTGATTTTTTATTGAGGTGTGGTTCCCGATACATCGGAACCTACTTGGGTTGTGTGCCCTTGACTACCATTACTATTTACATCGTTCCAGTGTCTTACTGCATTAGCCACGATAGCGATATTAGTAACCAAGTAAGAAACAAAAATAAGGGTACGTATCCAAGCAATAGTATCTGATTCTCGGTCGCATTTAGATGGTTTTTCTCCAAGTGCCTTTGCCCATAAACGCCAGATAGTTTTTCTCTTACTCAAAGAGCATTACCTCTCATCAATTCATCAAAGTAATCTTTAGATACCAACCTGCTTTTATATCCAGGAAAGTATTCTTCTACTTTCTTAGGAACCATCATAACAGTTGGAAATCCACTAGCAACATAGACAGAGACACTTTTTGTCTCTTCGTCGATGTGATGTGGCCATGGAAACTTAGTTTTTTTCTTCATTGTTATCTATAAATTCGTAAGAGTAACCTGGATAAAACTTCCTTACAATATGAGGAACTCCATACCTTCCAATTTGCCCATTTCCATTCCAATAAATATTCACAATTTTATTTTTTTCGTCAATATGATGTGTCCATGGAAACTTAGTCTTCTTCATAATCTCAATGTTCTTGTAGATATTCTATCATAATACCATAAGAAAAGGAACCCGAAGGTTCCTTTTCCGTTTATTCAATTTTTAGTTTTCTCAACCAACAGTAGGTGCGGTCAGAGCAACAGGAGTGGACTCAACAGATGCGAGGTCCAGAGGGAAGTTGTGAGCATTACGCTCGTGCATTACCTCAAAACCAAGGTTGGCACGGTTCAGGATATCAGCCCAAGTGTTAATTACATGACCCTGACTATCCTGAATGCTCTGATTAAAGTTGAAACCATTCAGGTTAAAAGCCATCGTAGAAACACCAAGAGCAGTGAACCAGATGCCGACTACTGGCCACGCCGCTAAGAAGAAGTGAAGCGAGCGGGAGTTGTTGAACGAAGCATATTGGAAAATCAGACGACCGAAGTAACCGTGAGCGGCGACGATATTGTAGGTCTCTTCCTCTTGACCAAACTTGTATCCATAGTTCTGGGACTCGTTTTCGGTGGTCTCACGAACCAGCGAGGAAGTAACCAGAGAACCGTGCATGGCACTGAACAGAGAACCACCGAAGACACCAGCAACGCCCAGCATGTGGAAGGGGTGCATCAGGATGTTGTGTTCTGCCTGGAAGACGAGCATGTAGTTGAAAGTACCCGAAATACCGAGAGGCATAGCATCAGAGAACGAACCTTGACCGAAAGGATAGACAAGGAACACAGCGGACGCGGCAGCGACGGGAGCGGAGTAAGCAACACAGATCCAGGGGCGCATACCCAGGCGATAGGACAGTTCCCACTCACGACCCATGTAAGCATAGATACCAATTAGGAAGTGGAAAACGACCAGTTGGAATGGTCCACCATTATATAGCCATTCATCTAGCGATGCTGCTTCCCAAATGGGATAGAAGTGAAGACCAATAGCGTTAGAAGAAGGAACAACTGCACCAGAGATGATGTTGTTACCCCACATAAGAGAACCCGAAACAGGTTC